AAAGAGAGTTCCAAGTTTTTGAATTGTATCTAGTAACTGAGCCAGAGGCATAGGTTGCACCTTTAGTAAAAGTCACGGTTTCACCAGCTAGCATTTTTATACTTTTTGTTATGCTTTGTGTTGTTAATGCGGAGTTTGCTGTCCCTGGGTTTATTCTATGTATAAACCCACTTCCTGAACCTGAACAAATCGCGACTATATCAAAATAGGTGGAAGCCGAACCAACGCTTGCAAAAGCAGAATTGTTTAGACTAAAAGTATAAACTCCTTTTGAAGGAGCTGTAAAAATACCAGTAGCAGCGTTGAAAACTGAGCTAGCATCAAGTTCTTGAGTATTAAATGTAAGCGCATTGTAGGTTGTTGAAGTAGCGTAATTAGATCCAGAATCATCGGTGTAAATAGCTATTATAGTATTATGCCATTTTAAACCAAAGAACTACTTGTGTCTGATATTAAATATTGACCATCGGTTCCGGCAGGTAGTCTTGCTGCTGCCGTATCAAAAGCAAATAAGTCACCCTTTGTCGTTAGTGGATTTGATGCATTCGCTTTCCAAGCCATACCTGTCGCTGTAGCAGAGTCTGCAGTCAAGACATAAGCATTTGCTCCAATAGTAAGTGCTGTAAGAGTGTTAGCACCAAGGCCCACAAGCAAGTCGCCTTTTGCTAAGACAAGATCAGTGTCGAGAAAAGTTCTTTCTACATCGGCACTATTCTTTTTGTATTTCTTGCCGTCGGATTTAAAATAAGAATTAAAAGAATTTGCAGGTGGTGTCGAACCAAAAGCTATTTGATTTTGATAATGCTCTTGAACGTAACTAGATCTCCAATAGTGGTCACTTGCTCCAAGATCATGATCGTAGTTTGAAGACGTTGCCGTATCTGTATTTATCGGAAGGAAATGACCTCGAAAGTTTTGAAAATTAGAGTTCATTTCTGCAGACTTTATTACTGTAGTCGGTGCAAATTCATAAAAAGAAGTAATGGTAGATGTACTTGGCATTATATTTCCCTTGCTGAAATTTTAGTTTCTAAATTGTCTAGGTCTACTTCAAGAGACAAAAACTTGAACTCTTGACCGTCGAGGCTCACCGGATCTGCTACTGTATTGTCCCAAATCAAATCTAATTCGCTTGATGTAACAGAGTCTGCCCAGTTGTTTTGATCCCACAAAGAATTTTGATTTTGCTCTGAGGAGTCATAGGAAATAGAAAACCTGTCGAATAAGTTTAATTGTGGAATGAATGAAGTAGAAAACTCAACTTCTGTTTTTAAAGCCGAATAGTCGTTATAGATATTCTGTGCAATAGTGTTGGCGACTGTGCTTGTTGGAATAAAGAAGTTTTCAATCGAAAGTTTTTGTTCACCTAATACGTATGGGTTTGAGCTAGGTGAAACGAAATAAGATGATTCAATAAGTTCATAGCTAGAAGTTGTGTCTTCGTTTTTCCATTTCACCTCTACAGCTGAATAATACTTTGAGACTTTTTTTCCATAGGATGAATTGTTCTTCATCGTATGACCATATTCAGTATTGAAAGTGCCAGCTCCATAAAACTCAAAAGCAAGTGCAGAAGAGTTTACAGCACGAGACTTAAATTTAAACTTGCCGTCATTTGTAATAAACGGAACGTAGTTTTCTGCCTCTGATAGTTTTTCAATTATATCCCAAGTGCTCTTTGTGAATATCTCATTGCTTGTCGAGGTGTTTAGATTTGTATAGACATTAGTTGTCGTGTCGATCTCCCAATTAGTCGTGGTGTCGCCAAAAAATTGTCTAAAGATATAAGTCCCAAAAGCGTCTTGTTGATCACGCAAGCCTTCCATAAATCGACTTGCCGTCATTCCAGTAGATGTAAAAAAAGTAAGTTTCTTAGCAGGGAAGTCTTGAAAGACTGACATGAGAGGAGCTGCATTAAAGGTGATTTCGTTTGTATCGAAATAAGGAATGTCGCCTTTTATTATTCCAATGAAAATAGTTGAGTCCTCGTCATAGTCCCACAATGAGCCGCCTTCATCCCACAGTGCTTGATCCCAAACGGTAGCACCTGGATATTCATTTCTTGAATAAATGCCGTGAGAGTCTCTTGTCAATTTTGTAAAGCCAGCTTCTATTTTAAAAAGAGTTCTTTGAGGGTTCAAAAAATTATACCAGTAGCTTGATTCAAAAGTTTCTGGATTGAAACGCCCTTGCCTATTGTTCACTGTAAAATTAAGATTGGAAAAGCTAAACTTATAAAGCCTCACTGAGTCTATTTGATTTCTAATTTTTCCAAATTTAATCATGTCACTGGTTATTTCAAACCAGTCACTCTCGTAAAGGCCAGTTATAGCGTCTCTTCGTTTTATGTAAGCCCTTCGGAAAACATCCGATGTTGGTGCTTTAATAAGAGAGAGTATAGGCAAGCTCATAATGAAGTTTCCATAATAGAAATATTGCCAGAAAATCCGCTTGATGAAGCGTTATCAGAATATTCATAAAAATTAAAGTCACCTGGCCAAACTCCCTCATAAGCTATAGCGTCCCATGATGTTGAGGTTCCAAACGGAGTAAAAATAAAAGACTCGTTTAGATTGTAGATTGACTCGTAAGCGTCTCTTTCGGTTTGAGTGATGTAATCAACACTGAAAACAGTTTCCCATTTTCTTTTAATGTTATGAATGCGAGTGCCTCCATCGCTCATTTTGTGAACTATCTGCTTAGTTTTAATTTTAGGCTTGTATGAATTGGCAGAAGGAAGAACAGTGGGTGAAAAAAGTAATTCAGAAATAAACATATATCCAATTTGTTTTTCTTCGTTTGCTACAATTGTCTTTTTCATATCTAGAGTGATTGAACTTGCCGAGATAGTATTGAATCGCAAATAAAGATTTTCTTCTGTATTGCTTGTGAAGTAACTTGTTGTTGTCGGACCGCTTGTAAAAGAAAAAGCATTTGCCGTGACACCATTATAAAACATATTGAACTCTTTTAGATTAAAACTCTTGAGCCCTATTCTACTTATGCTTTTTGCCGTATCGAAAGTAATTGTGATGCTTGCACTTGTTAGGTCATTTGCAAGCCCATCGGTGTAATACTGATAAGTCGTGTCTGGATTAAAAAGATTGATTGCAGTTGAGGTATTTGAAGTAACGCTTATTTGTGTTGTGGTGTTGATCATGTTGGTTCTAAGAAATTCCATTTTATATCCTATCAAATGCGGTCGATTGATTATTTTTTCTTAAAATATAAAGCTCTTTATCAAGCGCTAGAGCTAACTCTTGAGCACTAGATCGATCTCCCAAAAGCCCTCCGTTGATTGTTACGTTTATAGTTGTGCCACCACCAAAGCCCATAGATCCGGCTTTGTCCAAAGGGATCACAGCCTCGTCTTGTCCGCCTTCACCGATTGTGGCCTGTATTCCCCCTGGGCGAGCTTTCACTATTCCCCCATCGGCTAACTGTATGCCTGCTACTTGTGCGGCTTGCGTGGCCATTGCTGCGGCGACAAGACCTGCGGCTGCAAAGTTGAGAGGTGGCGGAAATGCACCAAATGCTCTTGATACTGCTAAAGGAGTTTGAATGGCAATTTCTGTTACTGCAGCGGCTTTTCCGATTGCGGCAAGTTCTTTATTGGATGATCTTGCAAGTGTTGTAAGAGTGTTAAGGGTAAAAAGCCTATCTGCTTTTAGAGCTTCATCTTTTATCTTTTGTATTTCTATTTCTTTCTTAGCTGCGCTTTGTTGAGCAAGCTGTTCTTCAAGCCTTGATTTGTCTTCTAAGACTTTTCTTTTGGCAGAGGCACTTGATGCGACTTGAAATTCTTTTTCTTTCTGAGCAATCAATGCTTGAGTTTTTGCAATGTCTGTTTGAGAAAGTGCTAATGCTTTGTTTGATTCTTCTGTGATTAATCTTGCCATGTCTTCTTGATGTTGAATGTCTGCTAATGCAAGATCATTCGCTCTTTGTTGACTCTTTCTTTCAGCTTCCATTACAAAAGCGTTATCTCTTTCTTTCTGTAAAACGCCTTCTCTGTTTTTTAAAGATTGTTGTAATTTTGAAGTCTCTTCTGCAATGTTAACTTCTTTTTCAGCTGCAAAAGCTTTATCAATTTCACTGAGTTTTGACCCTAAACTTGTGGCCCTATCAGTAGCAATTTGATCAATGTCTGTATAAGCCTGATTAATAATATCAGGAATGCCTTTGAAATTTCCTTCAATCGCTGTTCCAACTACAGCTGCAGCGGTGGCAAGACCTGTCGTGATAACTTCTGCTAAAGTGCGAATGCCTTCATAAGCATAAACCGAAGCAATGATAATATTCTTTATGACCGTAGTCATTCCATCAAGAACAGGAGTCACGATACTTGCATCCCCAGCAAGAGCGTTTAAAGCCTTTGCAACGAGTGTTACAATTGGAGCTAGTCTTTCACCAAGTGATTCAAATAAATCACCCACAGTGACTTTTAATTGTTCTAAGGAGCCAAGTCCTTCGGCAGCTGCAGCGGCTTGTCCTCCAAACTTAGAGTTGAGCCCTTCAATGACCGCTGCCATTTTTTCTTGCTTGCTTGCCGTCGCACTAACTTCTATTCCATAGCGCCCTAATGCGTTTGTTGTGGTCCCAATGGATTTTCCTACAACTTCTGCAGCACTTGAAAGATCCATTTTCTGAGCCGCTGCAAAATCAAGAATAGTCTGAGTGAGTTCTTTGGTGATTTTTGTAGATCCGATTTGTTGTTGTAATTGGCTCTGAGCCATCATGATCTGTTCATCGCCATAGGTTGATAGCTTTTGTAGAGCGCTTGCTTGAGCTGAATACTCATCTACTAATTCTTTAGAGTATATTCCATTATTGATCATTGATTGAGAGAGTGAACGGACTGCGTCTTCTTGTTCTTTGTAAGCAGAAATGGATTTATAAACGACTGCGCTCAAGGTGGCAAAACCTGCAGCTCCGATTTTTGCCATTGAAGCAAGCATGTCACTTGTACGTGACAAGGCTTCTTCACCCATCGTTTTAATTCTTAATAATAATGAAGCTTCTTTATCTGCCACGAGTTACCCCTTTTTGCTTCCTTGCATTTTTGGCGTCATTCTCAAAACCAATTCTAGCAGTTAATAAATTAAATTGAAACTCTCTTGCGTCTTGCTTTAAAACCTCGCTAGGAAATTGCCCATATCTTGTGCAAATTAAATCCAGTTCTAATAACTTCTCTCTGCTTAAATATTTTATTTCACTTTTTTTTTACCGTACGTGAAAAGCATTATTTGTTCATAAAGATCATTAACTAAAGAGGGATCAACAAAAAGGTCCTCAACAAAAATAGAGCCTTCTTCTTTTTTTAAACTGAGCTTTGGAAATATCACACCTACACAAATGACATGACAAAGATGCTCCATTATTTTTTTATCAGAGACTAGATTCGCTGCATCTTTATTGCCTGTTTTGTATATTTCAAAAGAAGAGACAAGGGCCTTTGAACCGTCGAGATAATTTAAAGAATTAATTTTCTTAATCTTAAACTTAACTCCCGAGACTAACACAACCTTAGTCTCGTCTAGTTTTGATTTTAAAGAACGCGAGAAAAGTGAAAACATTTTTTCCTTATGCGTAGCTAGAAGCAAGATTAGTAACGTAACTTCTTACAGCGTAACCAGTAGCAGAGCTTGCGTCTCTTAAGATTGCGAAAGACACTTCACTAGAAAGAATTTCGTTAGGTCCGCCTACTTCGGGATCACCTGCCTCAGTGATCAAAAGGTAAGGCATAGAAACTTTTAGGCCCTCACGAATTTTTGATCCTGTAAGAGTATTGCCTAAGAATTCAAACTCACCATAGAAACGAGTTCCGTTCATCATTGCATCGTATGCAGTAGTAGTGTCGAAACGAATTTTGCATTTAAGCTCAGGCTTTGCCATTCCCGCAGGTAGACATTGGATAACATCGCTTCCGATGTTTCTTTGATCACCTGAAAGATTATTTGAAAGTTTAAACTCCATTGATTCAATGAGCCAGTAAGAACTAGTCGTTAAAGCATTTGTTGTTTCGATTGAAAGTCTACCGTTAACAAAAGAGAGAGGCTCTTGAGTAAGAGTAGTTAAAACAGAAGAAACATCATTTGCCGTAATAGTAGAATTCTTTCCAATCATTCCTACTGAACAGATAAGCGCTTCATCAAGCTCTGCCTTGATTGTAAGCTCATTCACCTTTAAGCCAGTGTACTCAAAAATCTTGCCGTCCGTGGCTTGACCTTTGCGCATATTCGCAGAAAGGCTTGAATAGGTCGCTGCAAAATTAGCAATGTCGATTTGATGAGTGAAAGCGAGCCCTCCGATGGTCTCTCCTGTCGCCGTAGCGGATGTTACAGGTCCTCCTCCAAATGCATTTTGCAATAAATAATTACAAGCTGGGTTTTTTGGTGAGAAGTAAAACTCCGCTTCACCTTCTACCGTTTTTCCAAGCTGTATAGAATTTGAATTTGTTCTTGAAGTTTGGATCTCTTCTAAGACCTTCACTTCTTTTGTTGTCTTAAGACTTGCGGACAGAAAGTTTATGCCTGCAGTGCAAGTCGCATAAGTTCCATAAGTTATTTCTCTTCCAAAAGCTAGGTAGCTTAAATTTCCTACTAGGCATCCTTGACCTACTGGCATAAATCCTCCTTAAACAGTTTTTAAATAATTAAAATAATGATCCCTGGCAATTTCTCCAATTGTCTTCTCAAGATCGTTTTTCATTTTCATAATTTTTCGGAGCTCCACTACTGAGTCTCTTACTTTGGAGCTATCTTTTTTCTTGTAAGAATAATTCATTTGTTCTTTTAAATCACCGAAGCGCACTCCTGAAAGAATAGTTTCTTTAGAACAACAAACGACATTTAATTTAAAATTAGTAATATAAGTTCTTAACCACTCTTCTGAAAAAGCAAGATTTCCGGAGCTGTAAGCAAAAGAAGCGTTGTGATTAATTAAATACATGTGCTTCATGTAATCAGCTTTCAAATCACCAGATTCATCGAATGCGTAATACTTGCCGTCGTGTCTCCAAGAGTAGTCATATCCAATGAGCAAGATTTTATCGTATCCGAAAAAGTTTCTTTTAAAATCATTTTCACATTGTGTAAGCATCACAACTTGAGCATTAGAAACATTTGTCGCAGCTGCAATGATGTTTTGGCATCCTGAAAGCTTTGCGAATTCTAATTCTGATTGAATTATATCTTTATTAATAAAAAAGTAGATTTTTTTCCATTCTATTCCCTCGGTCCACTTTGGATTGGCGCATACGTTGATTAAAAGAATAGTGTTTTTTAATTTGTCTTTCCATTTTAAAAGGTATTTATCATAATCCACATTTGCATCACAGACCATGCAATAAGTCGGCTCAATACCATTGTCTAGCAAGTGACCTAGACTTTTATCACAACAAAGAATGTCAACTTTATCCTTATTCTCTTTTATAACTTCAATGTTTTCTTCTAGAGAATAACCATTAGCGCATGATAGAATTGCTTTTCCGATCCCAGTATTTTCAAGATCTAAGAGAGAGTTCATTTTAAACTTAGAATGAATCTTTGCATGCTCTCGCCATTGAGGAGCCCATTGTCCATAAGCAGCTTTAGATTGTTTCATGACTTGATTAGTGTCCAATGTTTCTCCTAATAAAAAACAATACCGTTTAGTGTTAATATGCCAGCTCGCATGTGAGTCTCTTCTTCTAATTGAATAGAATAATATTTAGTCGAAGCAAAATCTTGCCAAGTGACTTTAGTGTTTAGATTTTCGTTTCCACGTAATGCAAGCTCTACATTTTCCATTAAATAATTAATGTCATTGTCTGCCGGATCTTCGGTGAATACTTTATAGTTTTGATTAAAGACAAAGCCTATCACTTCAATGGTTATTTCTGATTTTCTTTTTATTGATAGCTGATCTTTAGCAATATCAGAGCTTGTCTTAGACTTTTCTATTACGTGACAAGTGACACAAGGAAAAATGCTTGCTTGCATTGGGATCTTTTCGGGATGAATAGTTAAGACCTTCTGCACTTTAGTTGTCATGTCTTGCGAAAGGTAAACAGGTGAAGCAGTCGTTGTAAGATTAGCGGCATCTAAGATCGATTTGATATTATCTTTTATTCCTTTAAGGTCTACTCTTGTCGCCATTAGATGTCCTTTTCAAGCATGAATTGCAAAGTCTCTTCTGAAATTCTGTCCATTGCTTTTCCAGAAAGCCACATGAACTCTCTTTGAGGCAGTATGTCGCCACCTTCATTATGAGCAAAGGCATAAGGAAAACCTGATTTTGTTTTAGCATTGTTATACCACAGAATACCGCTTGAATTTTTTTTCCAATTAGTAGGCTTAAAAGCGTTCTTCATGCGTCCTGTATCTTGCAAAATTTGCCCTGGCTTTCTTGGTGGCTTTGGAATGTCTTTTTTCTTCATGTCTTTAGTTTCAAATCTTATCCTTCTTCCGTTCACATAACGATAAAAAGCTCTACCTGCTATGACGTCTTGATATGATTGAGACCACTCTTTCCACTTGCCTGTAGGTCCGCTTTCAGCTTCGAAATGTTTTATTACATCCGAAAAAACAATAGCAGAAAGAAGGCCTACGTATTCCTTCTTTCCGTTTTTAATGTCCTTAGTTTTCTTGTCTAGATTTTTTATGAAGTCTCTGACAATTTTATCGTCAAGAACAGCATCAAAAGACATTATGACCTCTCAGACTGAATATCTGAAAGCTTATCAGAATCAATTTTCCAAGCAAGCTCGTCGTCTTCATTGAAAGTAGGTGCATAATCTTTTGTTGTAGATAAAACTTGATAAGCGCTATCGCTAGCCTCGTTTATAGAGTCGCCATTAGCATCTAATAAGTCGGCCTTGTAATCAGCTATGAGTTTTAAATTATCTATTACAGGATCAATGAGTGCTTTACCTCGCCCCATCGATTCTTTACCGCCTCTCGACATTCTTTGATACATATATCCTTCAGTGAGAGTTTCGGCCAGTGTCGTGATCATTGGTGGAACTGAAGCGCTTGAGGTGTAAAAAGATCCAATGTACTAG